TCCGTCCAGCAACATCGTTCTATACAGGGACGGGTGCAACCCAGTTAGTTCCCGACGTTTTCCCTGTCGCTATCAACGGTCGCCCGTACATGGTGGACATGAAGGCGAACGCGTTCAACCGCCAGTTTGATGCGCGTGTTCGTGATTCGGTTGACCAGTCAACGGAACCTGGCGAGGGTGCGTTGAACCCGCAGGGTTTGTGGCGTCGTTCGCAGTCATCGTGGCATTACGGGGCAGGGCAGCAATACTCTGACACGGCTGACGCTGAGGCGTACAGGTTCTATTCGAGCAAGGGTGTGGACCCGTGGACGAAGGGTCGTTTGTCGTTGCTGAGCGAAACGACAAAGGTGTACCCGACTAGCGGAACACCAGGCACGAACTTGTATGCGGTGACTGCTGATGGTCGCCTCTATGGAACTGACGGGCAGACGGTTAGGTACACCAGCGATTTCGTGACGGTCACAACGGTGACTGGCACCCAGGCATCGGACCTCTATTCGATTACTTCTGACGGCTACAACGTGTTCTACTCGTACGCCAACGGCGACATCGACCAGACCAACGCTGGCATCTCTACTTCGTCGGCGTACATCACGGGCATCGAGGCTGGAGTCCTGGCTTACGTCAGGGGGCGCCTGATGGTCGCAGGTCAGGGTACCGATAAACGCAAGATTTGGAACATCACCACCGCGGCAGGTTCTTCTGCGAACAACCCGTCTGCGCTTTATACGCATCCGAACACGAACTGGCAATGGGTCGGTTTTGCTGCTGGACAAACCCACATCTATGCCGCTGGGTACGGCGGAAACTTCAGCATCATCTACAAGACGCAAATCAAGGCTGATGGTACGGCGCTTGACATTCCGACTGCCGCAGCGGAACTGCCCCAAGGCGAGTTCGTCCGCTCAATTTACGGATACCTTGGCTACATCATTTTGGGTACGGACACTGGATTTAGGTTCTGCTCAACCGACACCGACGGCAACCTGACTGTTGGACCCTTGGTTGAAACTGGCGCTGCAATCACTTCATTCTCTGGCATCGGCAAATACGTCTACTTCTCATGGTCCAACTTTGACTCCACCTCTACAGGCATCGGACGCATGGACATCTCCGTGTTCATCTCCCCGAACCAGCCAGCGTACGCATCGGACCTGATGGCTACAGCCCAGGGTCCAGTGCTGTCAATCCACGAGTTCCAAGGCAAGCCACTCTTCACCGTCTCAGGTGTCGGCGTCTACATACCCCACGCCACGAACCTTGTCGCCTCTGGCTACCTACGGTCAGGTATCTACCGTTGGGGTGTCCCAGATGCCAAGTTCATCCCCAAACTGGACATCCGCTGCCTGCCGTTGAAAGGTTCAGTCACGATGGCGGTTGCATCAGACGGCGGAGACTTCTTCGACTTTGCCACCCTGTCCACCCCGAACGTCAAAGAAAAAACGTTCGACGGGCTAGAAGACAAAGTGTTCGAAGCCGAAATCAAAGTCACCCTTGCCCGTGACGCCGTAACCAGCACGGGACCAACCCTCACCCGCTGGATGGCACGCGCCTACGCCGCCCCGCTACGCTCCCAAATCTTCTCCGTCCCCCTCATCATGCACCACAAACTGTCTATCAACGGACGCGAATATTGGCAGGACGTCGACCGCGAACTCGCCTACCTGCGCGACCTTGTGGAAACCCCCCGAGTGGTCACCTACCAGGAGAACGAAGAAACGTTCGCGGTGGTGGTGGAGAACGTGCAGATGCAGATAGCCCAGTTGGTGAACGCCCATCGGACGAACGACTTTGAGGGAACTGCTATAGTCGTCATGCGTAGTGTAAGATGAGGTCCTAATGGCAGCAGTAACTCGCAGACAATATAAGGGCGCAGCGGCGCAGACGACCATTACCAACGCTTTGTCGGCTGGTGACACGTCGGCTACGTTGGCGGCGACTACAGGCTGGCCTTCAACGGCAGCCGTCCCTTTCTATGTTGTCATTAGTCCTGGGACTGCGAGCGAGGAGAAGTGCAGCGCTACCATCTCAGGCTCCGTGTTGACTTTGACTCGTGCGCAGGATGATACGACTGCTCAGAGTCATGCGTCTGGTGCGACGATTTATCCTGTGTTCTCAGCGGATGATGCTGATGAGGCGAACTTTCTTGCGTCGCGTTGGACGACGAAGGGTGACCTTGTTGCGTTCAATGGGACTGATGTGGCTCGTCTTGGTGTTGGGACGAATGAGTATGTGTTGACGGCTGATTCGGCTGAGGCGACTGGTCTGAAGTGGGCTGCGATTCCTGCTTCGGTTGATATTATTCAGATTCAAGTATTCAGTTAGGATAAGAGCATGTCTACATTTACGAAGAAGAAACTGTCGAACTCGACTGATGGTATGGCTATCAAGGTCGGAGGTCCCGCTACCGCGAACTCCGTGACGGTGCATACTGCTGTTGCTGGTACGACTGTCGGTACGTTTGACGAAATCTGGCTGTATGCGAACAACACTTCGAGTTCATCTGTGAAACTGACGATTGAGTGGGGTACTGCTACTGCGGCTGACGGGAACATCGAGTTGACGGTGTTGCCCGAAGCGGGTTTGGTGACGGTGATTCCTGGTTTGATTTTGCAGAACGCAAAGGTCGTGAAGGCATTTGCTGCGACGGCTGATGTGATTTTGCTGACTGGGTTTGTCAACGCGATTGAGGCGTAACTGATGGCTACTGCTCGCCGTCAACTTGGGTATGTGTCGTCGCAGTCGTCTCAGGCTGTGTTCGCTTCGCAGACGCTCGCGGTTGACTATTTGCTTGTCGGTGGCGGTGGTGGTGGTGGGAAACGCACATCTGTCGCTTGCGGCGGCGGTGGTGCTGGAGGATTCGTTACAGGTTCGGGCATTATCGGAAAAACCACCTACACGGTGAAAGTGGGGGCGGGCGGTTTAGGTTCAACTGAGAGTTCTAGTCCAGGCCTAAACGGTACTGCCTCATCGTTCATAGGTAGCGCTAACGGCGGTGGCGGTGGTGCTGGTTTCAACACTGGACTCAACGGCGGTTCTGGTGGCGGCGCGGTGGATGCACCTGCGGGAACTGGTATTTCTGGCGAAGGAAGTAACGGCGGGACTGGAGTTGGTGCTGGTACGGGTGGCGGCGGTGGTGGTGGTGCTGGTGGTGTTGGCGGTAATGGTTCGTCGAATACGGGCGGTTCAGGCGGCGCAGCATCTACGAACAACTACACAGGCTCAACTATTTCTTATTCTGGCGGTGGCGGCGGTGGCGGAAACACCACAGGCGGCACAGCAGGCACCAACGCGGGCAACGGTGGTGGTAACGCTGCAGGCTCAAATGGCACAGCAAATCGTGGTGGCGGTGGCGGCGGTGGCGGCAACGGCAATAACGGTGGCAACGGCGGTTCTGGTCGAGTCGTCGTCCGTTGGCTTACCGCAGATGGTGCTAACTTCACCATCACATCAACAGGTTCACCGACCACAGGCACGGACGGTTCGTACACTTACTATGCGTGGGATTCCGCGGGAAGTTTGACGTTGGCATAATGGCACACTTCGCAAAGATTGAAAACGGTATCGTTCGAGAAGTTATCGTCGTCGGCAACGGTGACGCCCCAACAGAGGCCGCAGGCAAAGCGTTCCTCGCAAGCATCGGTCTTGCTGGCGAGTGGGTGCAAACGTCGTACAACAATAACCCTATTGAGGGTGCGGACCGTGGGAAGTTTGCTGGTATTGGTGATGTGTGGGATGGGTCTAAGTTTGTTAGTGAGGTAGCAGAATGACGCGTTCGTACATGGGCTACGTCTCATCGCAGACAACTAGCACTTTGCCGTTGATGGCTTACGGTACTGCGACGGGTGGTTCTTCATCTTCAACGATTACCGTGAGCGGTGTCAGTTACACAATGCTCACCTTCACGGCAACTGCAACTTTGACGGTGACAAAGGCTGGACTGTTTGATGTGTTTTTGATGGGTGGCGGTGGAGCCAGCGGTTACTCAGACACTGGTGAAGATGGTTCTGGCGGTGGCGGTGGCGGTGGTTGGCGTGAAGCCACACTGTATTTGGATTCCAATCAGACGATTACGATTGGTGCTGGTTTGGCTGGCGCAACAAACAGCGGTGCGGCTATCGGTGAACCGACATACATTGGCGACCTCCTGCTGGCTTTGGGTGGAGGTCGTGGCGGCAGTTGGGACTATTTCCAGAACGGGGCTAACGCTATTCGTGCTGGAAACGGTGGTGGCACAGACGGGACAGGTCGCCCAGGTGCAACTGCGTGGGCTGGCGGTAACGCTGGCGGCGCTAACGGCGGAACCTATGACATCTATCGTGCAAGCGGTGGCGGTGGAGGCGCAGGTGGAGTCGGAGGAAACGGCAATAACACTGGTGGTGCTAACGGCGGTGCTGGCGGTATTGGTCGTGATATGTCTGCATGGCGTGGCGAATCTGCTGGAACTACCTACTATGGTGGTGGCGGCGGTGGTGCGACACCTGGCGGTGTTGGAACACCTGGCACGGGTGGTGCTGGTGGTGGCGGCAATGGTCAGAAACAGGGCGCAAGCGGTACGGCTGGTTCTGCAAACACAGGCGGTGGTGGAGGTGCAGTCGGTCAAATGTCGGGAGCGTTGGCTGGTTTGGCTGGCGGTTCAGGAATCGCTCTCGTAAGGTTCAAGATTTGATATGACTTACCATAACGCTCACGCTGCTCGCATTGACGAACACAACATCGTTCAACAAGTGATTGTTATCCCGTATCTAAACGATGATGATGATGAGATTACGGCGTACTGCAACTCTTTGGGTTTGGCTGGTCGTTGGATTGACACTTCGTACACGGGTTCTCGTCGTGGACGATTTGCTGGTGCTGGTGACCTTTATGATGCCGAACTTGACGAGTTCGTGACACCACCTGTTGTTGAGGATGCGCCCGAATAACAGCCTTCGATGGCTGATATTTCTCCCAGCAGCAATCCTCGCGCTCGCTGCCCCAGCCAAAGCCGAAACACAACCAGGACTCAACGCCGTTGGCTACACCTATGAGCCGACAGGCATCCCCCTCCGCGTAGACGACCTCTACCCAACCTGCGGGTCAGAGGTAGAGAACAACATCAACCGCAACTTCAACGGCGAACCATTCCAAGACTGCGGCTACGACCTTTTCATGGTTCACTACACAGGATTCATCACCCTCCCCGAACACGAGACGATTCAGTTCATGGTCGCAGCAGACGATGGCGGCACCATCCAAATCGCAAACACCGAGTTCGGCACATGGAACGTGAAAGGCTGCTCATGGAGTGAGCAAGTCAGCCTTGATGTTGGTGCTGGCACGTATCCGTTAGACGGCTGGTTCTTTGAATGGGGCGGCGGAACCTGCTACATGCTCGCTTGGAACATTGACGACGAAGGTTGGGCCATCGTTCCTGATGAGGCGTTTACTCAAACCTCCACCCCACCAACCACCACGACGACGACTGTTCCTGAGACGACTGTTCCTGAGACGACTGTTCCTGAGACGACGTTGCCTGAGACAACTACGACTGAGCCTGTTACCACGACTACAGAGTTGGTTACGACAACCACTGAACAAACCACGACGACGACTGTTTATGTGCCGCCAGCAACGACCACCACAGAACCTGAACCCGAGCCAGAACCCGAGCCAGAAACTACAACGACTACGGAACCTGTCGAGGAGGAAGAGCCTCCCCTTGACAGCACGCCTCCTCAGCCAGAAGACGACGAGCCACAGGACTCAACTCCTGAGACTCCTCCGACAACCGAGCCTGAAATGCCTCAACCCGAAACAACGCTAGAAACAGAAACGACACCAGAAGAAACATTCCCAGAACAGGAAACAGAAGAAGAATCATCAGAGTCAACCATACCCGAGGAGCCGACATCGGAGCAAGCATTGGTGTTCGCCACCAACCCAGAGGTACTCGCGACCATCAGCAACGAGGAAGCCGAAGCAATCTTCGAAGCCCTCGACCTATCCACCCTTGACGAGAGTCAGGTGGCTGAACTGGTAGCCGCAGTCCAAGACGCCCCCACCGAAGTCAGAGAAGCGTTCGAAGAGAAGGTGGACATCTTCAAAGAAGGGCTGGATGATTATATTCCTACGGGTTCCAACATCCCTGTCGGGGAACGCCGTGCCCTTATTGCTATTGGTGCGGCTATCACGGCTGCGGGTGCGACTAGGATACGCCGATAATGAAACGCGTCCTTGACTACATCACCGAAAACTCGTGGACCCTAGCGGGCACGGGGCTAGTACTTATTACCCTTTCGGGTCCGACATTGCGTCAAGCGCTATGGATTACTGGTGTAGCACTGGTGCTACACTCTGTACTCACCTTAGGATTGGGGAAGAAAGATGAATAACTTCATGGCAATCGCCAACAAGACCGTCGCAAAGTTCCTCGACTTGGGGCAACGTCTCTTCTCCCTCTTCCTTGCCAACGCCCTCCCAGCCGTCACAGGCGGTGCAGTCATCGGCGTATCGGTAGCCAAGTCCGCCCTCCTCGCAGGCTTCATGGCAGTCGTACAGGTCATCCAGAAACTTGCTGCCGCCTCCACCGACGGAGAGTTGACGAGTGAAGAAATCGCGGAAGCCTTCGGCAAGAAGGCGTAGCCTTGTGGCAACACAACTCCCCATTGTCAAAGTCACCCTCTGTTCCCACCTGAAAGGGGTAAAACCTGGTGAACTCGGTCCTGAACTTCTTCGCGGTATTGAAGGCAAAGGCAAACTCCATCATTGTGCGGCTGACGCATACGAAGCAATGGACGCAGCAGCCAACGCCGAAGGTATCGACCTCTCCCCAACCTCGCAAGCGGACACCTACCGTTCGCTCGAAACCCAAGAGTATGGCTTCTACCAAAGGCACACCGATAACCCGAACAAGAAACTCCTCAAGCAAAAGCCGCGCATCTACAAAGGCAAAGCGTGGTACCTGAAGAAAGGTATGGCACCAATGGCGGTGCCAGGTACCTCGAACCATAACCTTGGTATCGCTATCGACATCGCCAACGCCAGCGGCGCTCGCTTGGCGTGGATGTTGAAGAACGCTCAACGGTTCGGATTTAGTTGGGAGTTGCAAAGCGAACCCTGGCACCTGCGCTTTGTAGCGGGTGATGTGACACCTGAAGCCGTGAAATCCTGGCTCGCTACACGCCCCGCACCCGAGGCGTAGTGGACGCCAACGCCGCACTTATCGTTGCTGCGGCGGTCACAGCAGTTGGTGGCATCATCGTCGCCATCATCCAACAGTTCAAGAAGGAAAACCATACCGACCATCAGGTCGTTGTCGGACTTCTGCATGTGCTACGTAAGTCCCAGATGCGGGTAGAGGACAAGGTTGACAGGGTTGACGAACGGCTATCCAACCACCTAGAGTTCCACGCGACTGAGGGGATGCTTGACAATGGGCGAACAATTCACCAAGATGGAGTTGAAGGCATTAGCAAGATTTCTTAGGAAGGTTTACCCTGGGGCAGCCGACCAAGATGACTTGTGGAATCTGATAAACAAAGTCGAACAACTCACAAGGGGGAAACAATATGCACGACCCGACCGCAGGCGCGGAGATTCTTCTTCGGGCACATGAACTGATTACACGCGACAGGCAGCATGCCTACTCGCATCCGCTCGAAGATTATTCGCGCACAGTTTCCATCTACAACGCACTCAAAGGCGACGATGTGATGACCGCTGAAGACGGCATCCTGTTCATGGTGTGCGTCAAACTCTCACGACTGATGAACGAACTCGACAACGGGTTGGACATCCCTGACAACATCATCGACCTCGCAGGGTATGTTGGCTGTTTACAGATGGTGCGTGAAGCATCAAGTCGTACGACAGCAGAGTTGGCACGCATGTTCAAAACTGGTGAAACGTACGCCCAGTGAAGAACAGCGATTGGGACATCAAGTCCAACACATTCAACTTCTCTGAGGATTTGAAGTACGGGCAGATGGGCGAGAAACGCATCCGCAAAATGTTGGAGTCCCTCGTCGAAGGCTCATTCGAAGTGAAGTCAGACCGCTACCGCAACGGCAACATGGCAATAGAGATGCGTCAGAACCCACGCAAATGCGGCAAATGGATACCGTCAGGACTACAGGTAACAAAAGCACAGTGGTGGGTATACATCTTCTCGATGGATGGCGGCTTCATCATCGTCGCCGTTGACCGCCTCAAGCGTTTCATTGACGCGAACAAAGACACTCTTGAGTCCCGCGACTTCGCTCGCCGTTCAGACAACCCTGCGTGGGGCTACCTGTTGAAACCCGCGGATGTATGTTCCCTTCTTTATGATGCGAGGTACGACAAATGAACGCCTGCCCCTGGTCACTTGTAGCAATCCATTGGATTGACGCGTTCGACTCCGCAAACGGATGGATAAACACCAGGGACTATAAACCCAAAGCACAACACGTCGTCTCAGTTGGCTGGCTATGGCCCGACATTCTTGAAGGTTACTTGTCGGTAACATGCTCATGGTGCCCCGATGAGGAACCAGAAATGGACACCATCGGCATGGTCACCCACATCCCGCTCGGCATGGTGCAGAAAGTAGTGATGTTGGGCAACCCCCAATTTGATGCTTGACTTTGTTACACCCCTCCTGTACGGTGAACAGGAGAACCACACAACTTAGAGAAAGGTACCGTAATGCTTACGCAAATCGCCAAGCCAACGCACGGCTCACAAGAATGGTTGAACGCCCGTTGGAAGAATGAAAACGGGGAAGCCCGCATCGCAGCCTCAGCATGTGCAGCAGTCCACGGACAACACCCATTCGTCACTATCGCAGACCTCGCCACCGAACTGTTGGCAGAGAACCCCCCGCAACCCAAGGCACCGAACTCTGCGATGCTGCGAGGCACCACCCTTGAGGCACCTATCCGTGACTGGGCAGCCCAACTTCTCGGGCATCCGTTGAGGGAACCAGAAATCCTGTTCTGCTACGACGAACCAGGCGTACGTCTCATCGCCACCATCGACTCCATGTCCGAAGATGGCAGAGTCTTTGAGCAGAAGACAACGAACAAGGTGTGGCGCGGGAAACTTCCCGACTACTGGTATTGGCAGGGCGTACAGCAAGCCATCTGCACAGGCGTCTCAGAGATTACGTGGGTCATCTTCGACTCCACCCTCGACCTCCACTTCCATGTCCAAGGGGTATCAAGTGACGAGAAGCAGAACCATATCGACGCCTGCCGACAGTTCCTTGCCTCCATCGACATGGGCATGATGCCCGACGGTGCGGTCATGGAATACCGTCACGTTGCGGAACGATTCCCTGAAGGCAAAGAAGGAGTCGACGGCGCAGTGGAACTGCCACAGGATGCGCTCGCTTTGCTTGAGCGCTACCAGTTAGCCAAGGAACAGAAGGCTCAAGCCGAACAAATGGAAGACCTCGTAAAAGCACAACTGTGTGAGATGCTCGGCACATCCGAATACGGGATGATGCAAGACGAGTTGATTCTCACATGGAAAACTGCTGCACGTTCATCGTTCGACACCAAAAAGTTTGAGGCAGACCACCCTGCCCTCGCATCTAAATACAAAAAACAAACAACGTACCGCACGTTCCGTGTGGTCGGAAAGGACAAATAGCAATGCGATTCAACCTAGACAATTACGAGACAGTAGAGACACGGTTAGCGAAGTTCTGGGCACAGTTCCCGAACGGGCAAGTGTTCACTGCTATCCACCACTACGACGACAACAAGGTGGTGTTCCGTGCAGAAATCTACAAAGACATCTCCGACCCACGCCCTGTCGCCACAGGGTTCGCCGAAGAGGTGCGGGACTTGTCGCCTGTCAATAAAACATCTCACGTGGAAAATGCAGAGACCTCCGCAATCGGGAGGGCGCTCGCCAACTACGTGTTCCAATCCAAGACCGCTCCACGTCCAAGCCGTGAGGAGATGAGCAAGGTGGCTCGCACACAGGAAACCAAACCTGTTGCGCAACCATCGGCTGATTTCGTTACACGTTTCCGTGAAGCGTGCGTCAAGAAAAACCTTGACCCCCAAGAAGTAGCGAAGTCTGCTGGTGTGGACATCACCAATGTGACCGACGCTGACGCACCGAAACTACGTGATGCGTTCAAGTCCCTATCCGCTACCACCCCCGCCGAGAAGGTGGAGGTTGCACAGTCACAAGTCTCATCGTTCCTTGACCAGGTGTATGACGCGTTCCCAAAAGCCAAGGTTGAAGAAACCCTGCAAGTAAAGAACCCTGACGACCCAGCAACGTCGGGTCAGATAGGCAAGATTCGCGCCATGCTTTCAGGCAAAGGCTTCGCTTCCTACACCGACAAGTTGGAGAAGGTGCAAGACATGTTGAACAATCCGAACTTGAAGAAGATTGAGCATCTCACTAAGGGTGATGCGAGTCTGGTTATCAACATGATTGAGGAAATGAAGTGACCGATGACCGCAAAGGGTATTGTGAGGGCAATACAGAAAAATGCTCCGTGGAACAATGTCCTTTGTTTGGCACTTTGGGTAGAGCCGACAGGCAAGGGAAGCGACGCATCCGAGGATGTGGCGACCCGTCTGCTCGCGGTCGTCGCAATAGAACAAAAGGCGATTCGAAAGCACGTCGCGCCCGCAAGAAGTTGGGGTTGGGTGGTCACCTTACCCGTCACGAAGAAAATTGGGGTGGCGCTTTTCGTACCGAAATCAAAGCAGGCATACAAGTCGGTCCGATTGCTACACGTTTCCAATTGGCAAAAGCACAGTCTGATGCCGCGAAAGCGTTGGGTGACATACGCCCGTTCATAATGGTTGCCATGCCCGATGGCACGACTGATGGGATAGTGTTGATGTCACTGTCCGAGTTCAGCGAATTAGTGACGCTGCTTACCACCCCCTAACGAAAGGTGATGCTCATGGAATGGATACCAAGGCTCCTTGCCATAACCTCAACCACCCTCGCCCTGCTCGCGTTCCAAGGGGCAGACAAACACACCCCCTCCACCCCTACCCCCACCCCCGTAACGACGCTTATAGAGGCTCCTATTGCGTCTGAGACGGTACCTACGACCTTGCCTCCCCCTCCTGCTGATGCCCACTGCCCGCAATGGTGGGCATTGGCACGGGAGGCAGGCTGGACAGACGACCTTCTCCCCACCCTCGACTACGTGATGTGGCGTGAGAGCCGATGCCAGCCCGAGGCACACAACACCACCCTCAACCGTGACGGCTCAGCCGATGTCGGTCTCACCCAAATCAACGACCGCTCATGGTGCCTCGGCACACGCTGGTATCCAGGGGGATACTTGCAAACCATCGGCGTACTGCCTACTGTTGGATGCGAACAACTGTTCGACCCATACCTCAACCTCCTCTCCGCGAAAGCCATCCATGACTACGCCCAACAAACCAACGGCAACGGCTGGCAACCGTGGAAACTCTAAGTACACCTACATGCAACTACTCAGCGAATGGAAACTCAATGACGAAGAACAGGAATGGAAAAAGGCTGCAGCCTGCAAAGGCGTGGAGCGAGATGTATTTTTCCCAACTATCGGATACAACCAACACAGCAAGGCTGCCATTCAGATTTGCAAAACCTGTCCCGTCAAACGACGATGCTGCGACTTCGCCATCAACAACAACATCGCGTTCGGCATCTGGGGCGGACTCAACCCGAACCAAAGACAACAACTAAAACGAAGGAGATTCAAATGAGCGACAACGAATCCATCTTCTACAGCGCATGGATAAGCGACCTACAACGCGACCTCGACGCATTGCGTGAGGACAAACGAGAACTGCTCCGTAAAGTTGCACAACTAGAACAACTGGTGGCAGAATACGGACAGAAAATAAACAACCTAATACAACAAAGAGGAGATGAATAATGTCAGCAACATGGTACAAACTGAAAGATGAATCGTGGGGTGTGAAGATTCGCCACGACGGACAACCAGGCCAGCAGGTCGAAGTGACCAGCAAGAAAGGCGAAACCAAAACAGTGTTCCTCGGTAAGCGAGTAGCCAAGTTTGATGACGCACAACTCTGGTCAGTGTCCGACGAAGCCCCAGCAGCACGTCCAAAAACATTGGACGAAGAACCGTTCTAAGTCATGAACAAGGGGAAGTATCGCTACCCGACGCACCGCTTGGTGGACGAGTTCGCAAACTTGCCCGCATCAGAAGTAGCGGTGTTGTTCGGCGTTGGACGAAGCACTATCCACGTTTGGCGGAGTCCAAACTCCACCATCAACCAGTGGGATGCCGACCGCTATGCGGTAATGCTCGGCAAACATCCAGGCGAAATCTGGTCTGACTGGTTCGACATCGAAGTGAAGAACAGCGTTGGCGTGTGACCACTGCGGGACAGTGGAGAGAGCATTGACTCCACTGCCCCAGCATGTGCACGACACGTGCGAATGTCCATGTCACGCATACCGTATGGGTCGACTCACGGCAAGTGAAGACCGTTGGCAAAAGAAAACAAGCAAACGGAAACGCAAACCATGAAACGCACCTACCGATGCCCCGAATGTAAAAAAGAAATCACCCTACACATCACCCCATCTACCGAACCTGTGTGCTCAAACCCGCAGGTTCATACATCTCGACACATCCAAATGAAACAAGTAGTGTCGGGTCATGTACGAAGATGAATACCCAGACCCCGTAAACCTTCACCTCCTACAACAAGCACTCATTTCGTTAGAGCAAGAAGGAATACTCGAAGTTGTTGGCATCAGCGACAACGGCGAAGAAATGTATCAGATAACCGAGAAAGGACTCGCGTACTACATGAGCAATCAAATGGACTTCGACACTTGGGCACGTATCGGCTACGAATCAGGCTGGTGCTCACCACCCATGTGCTACACGCATGACGGTCTTCCGTTTACCGCAACCGAAGACGAAGAAATGAACGAAGGCAACGACCCCTGTATCCATGTCGTACGCCTCTATGAGACAGTCGACCAGAAGAAAGGGTGTGAGGCAAACAACTCTGCTGCCGTATGGCGAGCAAGCAACCTTGGTTGGGATGACCAGCAGAGTTCCCCACCCCTCGGAGAAAGGTAAACAAGGGGCAGGGACACTCCGCTGTTTAGCGACGGCGATAGTGGTTGTATCGCCTTTTCTGAGGTCGCTTCACAGAACTATTAAACTCTACCTGTTTCGGGTGGACATTCGCAAATCCCCACGCCTCAATCGCAGCACGACACGCCTGTTCCGTGCCCCAATAGTAAACATTCGGCGGATGATTAGTGAAGGTGCGACCCTGCCACCTGTATTCGCCAGCCCAACATTTACCGTCGCTACGCTCAGCCTTCCATACCTTCTGCTTTTCTACGGGGGCAGGTCGGCGAAGTATCTTGCGACCCAACCTACGCCAACGCATCGAGAGCCTTCAAGATTTCGGTGATGCGGTAGCGGTCAAACCTGTCAGCAGTCAAACCTTCACGGCACACTGCCACCAGTTCCTCTAAGCGGACTCGCCTCTGCCCTGCCTTCGTTGTCTTCGGTGAGTCGTGTACCTCTGCGTCGGTGTAGAAGGCACGGTACTTGGCGTGTATGTACGGGTGGCTTCGGTTGCTTCGCTTCCTCAGCATGAACACCGCCCCCGCTTGGTGAAGGTTGGACAGTGCGCCAGAGACCTGTCCGTGGTGAAGGCTGAGTGCTTGTCCTGTGGTTGCCCACGTCGCACCGCCAGCACCCGTCCTATCTAGGTAGTCCAAGATGAGTGCCTGCCTGTCGGCGAGTGTCCCGTCGTCGGCTTCCGCCTCTGCTCGGAGTCGGCTTGCTTCGCTACCTGCGTGTCCGCCTGTGCCGTCATACGGCAGGAACGGAAGTTCTGGGTAGTTCATAATGCTATGTCTCCGTAGTCTTCTACTTTGATTTCCCAGTCGTCGCCGTCATCGTATGGCACTTCGCTCACGAAGTAGCCGATACGGTTCACGAACGAATACCCGTTCACGATGTAGGTTCCATCGCTCCCGTCTATCCATGTCCACACTTTGCGTGTCAGGTTGTGGTCGCATACGAACTCGTGCTCCTTGCCTGATGTGGAGAAGAGGATTCCGTCTAGGTTTTCGTCTTGCCATGACGCTTCGCTGGTAAGCGTGTTGGTCACTGGTCGGAACATGGTTTCCCACTGTTCTACTGTTGCCGTGCGTGTCATGCTATTTGCCTGCGTTCTCTCGGAACTTGGCAACCTCGTCCTCGGTTGGCTCTCGGTTCTCCGTCTTGTAAAACTCCTCCACAAAACGGTCTGCCTCGTCGTCGTTTCGCACCTCGTATTCGTCTACCGAGATGACATGGAAGTCATGCCCACCTTCGGTCAGTAGACGAGGCAACTCGTCGGGAGTTGTGTAGAAGAATACGAGTTCGTCTAGATGTCCGAGCGAGTCATACAACTCGTTCTCGTGTGGGTCGTACTCTCCGAAGGAGAAGAAGACTTGTCCTAGTGGTTGGTCTTCGTCGTGGTACTTGATGACGCACCACGCCCCCGTTGCGTTTGCTGGTATCTGTTTCATTGCTGTTTCCTTTCTCTGTTGGTTGTTTGTGTTTCGGACTTGCGTCCTTGCGGGTGGGCAGGACTCGCACCTGCCTGTCTGCTAGCCACCCCCACTCACTTCGCCTGCTCACGCCACCCGCCTTCGGCGAACTTGCGGTACTGCCTGACCATCTCTCGATACTGTCGTCGTTCCGCTGGGTCATCCATGTAGTCAGCCCTGTCGTCGTAGTCGCGAATCCAGTTGTTCACGACCTCATCGATGACCGCCTCGACTTCCTCCTCGGTCACCTCGACTTCGTACCAACTGCTGCGACCCCGCCGATGGCGGGTTCTAGTGCGTGCCAGTTTGTCGATGAACGACAAGCACTCTGGGGACCACTCGTTCACCTCGTCGCCGAAGTAGAACATGATGTCACCGTATAGCAATTCCGTTATTTTGACTTTTGCCATTTCCGTTTTCCTTTCTCTGGTCGGGTACCACCCCGACTCGTGGATACGAGCGTATCACATTTTTCGTCGCTTGTCAAATCGTAGATTTTTTTCGGTGCCTCATTTCTGCCTCGCTTGCCACACTTTCACGCCGAGATGAAAGAACGGGTAGACACACACGCCCACCACGAACACCAACCCGACAGAACCCGACACCACTGCGACCGTGAGCATCACAACCCAAGTGTGCGACAATGCGTAACCCACTACGGGCGGTCTCATAGTTCTCTCCTTGTGACGAATCGCCACAGAGGGCGACCCTGCCCACGACACGCTCGCAACACGACCCACAGAGGGACGGCTACGGCTACCTCCACTACGGCAAGCCAGAGAAGAGTTCTCATGCTTTGCGCCCTTTGGATAGTTGCTCGGTGCCGACATACCAGATACCGCCACCGCCTAACTTGTAGACATACGCCCCTGTCGGGTCGTCGTCGGCGTACCCGTAGAACTGTACGGGTAGTGAACCGTCAAGGGTGAGCCTGTCGCCCTCTTTGTAGCGTCGTTGCTTTGTCATACAGTCACCTCCTCGATAGCGGTATCGAGGTAGCCCTCATCGCTCCACAGTTGGGCAAGTTCTATTGCCTCGGTCTGTGTCAAGAGGTAGCCATTTACCTCTACGCCACCTACCCAAACCGTGTACCGTTTTTCGTTGCTCACTTGTAGACCTCCCTCTCTCGGATAAGTTCGTCGGACATCTCACGCAAGCGTCGGAACACATTCTGCGCGTCCTTGTTCATGATGTCTACCGCCAACCCGTCTAGCCAGTCAGTAGCGAGGTAGTCCCATAGTTCGGGGTTCATGACAGTACCCACTTTCCGTTTATTCTCATGCCTCGCACCCCTCGCCGTTCCAGTTCGGCAAGTGTCGCAGACATTCGTTCTACGTTCTCGCTGAATACTCCTGCGTCCAGTTCTTCGTAGTGTGTGAATAGTTGTCCCGTGGTCATGGCGGACAGTTGGCGTACTGTCTGCTCGTACAGTTTGTAGTTCACGGTTACACCCCCTCGCAAGCCATGAGCGCATCGAGCCACTCGGTGACCTCTCGCGGACTGTTCGCGTACTCTTTCAGCGCGTCCCCGAGGTAGTCAAGTTCCATGTAGCCGAGGCTCTGCGGATTCAGAACGAACCGCGTACCGTAGTTCTCCTCACTCCAACCGATGAGGTCAAGGAAGAATAGAAACGGGTTGCTGTTCGTGTTACAGTTCAGCCCCCATTCGTAGCAGGCTTGCGCTTCGGGTGCGTATCTGTTCGGGCGTTCTAAGAACTCCCAAACATCGGTAATGGTTTCTGTTGTCATTGCGTTGCCTTTCTCTGTTGTTATTCGGTCACCGAAACCACTTCGGCGTTACCTTGTACCCTAGCGAGGTCGTGAGCCTCACGCAAGCATTACCTGACTAGGGTCGCACTCTGCTATTCGTCCTCACCTCCGGAAATCACAACGCTCGGGAAGTACACAACGGTGCTACGCCCCATAGAGTCGCGCAAGATGTCCACCTCGGTAAGTTCCGTGATGAGGTCATAGTTCGACCGATACAGTCCCGAGCCGAGCAACATGAAACAGCGCGCCTCGTTATCGGTCACTATTCCGAGACACTGACGGTCGCCCATTCCGCGCCCCGAGTACGGGATAGCCTCGCCTGTTTCGTTGAGGTCAAGGTTCGCGCGTATCGCGTCCAACTCTGCCTCGCTTAGTTCGTATGTCATTGTCTACCCTTTCTCTGTTGTTATTCGGTCAAGCCTCACCACGAGGCTCGCTACCTTGTACCCTAGTCGCCTATCGCTGACGAGTCAAGTCTCACACTTGGCTAGGGTCGTATTCGTTATTCCTTGACGATTACCAACCCGTCACGGGTCAGACTGTCCCGAAACACTTCGCCAGCCTCACGCTTAGAGTAGCCCGAGAATGTCCGAGACTCGTAGAACGGTGACCCCCACGGGTTACCGTTCGGGTTCCTGTCCTTGACTAGGGCAGTCAGTATCCATGCCCCCGAGGGTACGGCTCGCTCGTAGGTAATCATGAGATGTCCGCCCCACACTGTCCGCAAGGGTACGGGCACTTTTGCCATTCTTCGTCCCAAATAAAGATGCCTTCCCACGGGGCTATCGGGTGCTTAGCGTTGCCTTCGGGGTCAGTCTCGGGCAGTGTCACCCCACACTCGTAGCAGTATGCGTCCGCGTGATAGGTGAACCCTATCGGGCGGTATTTTGTGTAGTAGTCCGTTCTCACTGTCTCTACCCTTTCTCGGTAGTTATTCGGTCACGCCTCGGCGAGGCGTAGTACCTTGTGGACGGGTGAGGCTACGAACCCCACCCGCCCCGTATCGCCTAGCGATTCCGTTTAGCGGGTTTTCTTTCTTCCATGTCACGCACCTACCTTTGGTGTGTATTCGTACTGTCGTGTTGTTGCATTCCAACTGAAATCGTTCACGCCACTTGTGTTCCATGCCTGAGCATCATTTGCCCACATACGGAAGTGACCATTTGAACCATCCGCCATCTGATTGAACTGTGTTGCGTCAATCACGATGACTTCGTTTTCAATTTTTGCGCCAAAGGTGGTGAGCAATTCGGAAACGAATTTCTTTGTCTTGTCCAATCCACCCGCGTAGTAGAAACCGTGAAGTTCGCCATTGGGTGCTTTGATGATTGTTGGAACAACGGTGCGCGTGTGCTGTTTGTCTGAATAAAATGATGCACAAATTTTTCCCTTGACCAATCGCACACCTTGAAAGATTTGTGCTGGTGTGAATGTGGTGTTGTCGTGAATGTAAGTGGTCATTCTCTGTTCCTTTCTCTCAGGGATTGAGCCACCTCAACCCTCTAAGAAGAGCCTAGCGTACCCATCGCCACTTGTCAAGTTTTTCCACTGTGACTCTTGACACACCAACGAATGTCATCAGACCGCAACAAACCTGTCAGGCACACCTAACAAACCCCCCACACTTGTAAGGTCACCCTAACAAGGCGGACTTCGCCAGAAGTTACCGACGGGTAACTTACTCGCGGGTAACTTGTGGGGGGTGGGGGGTCGTGGTGGTCAAACGGTCACGGAGAGTGGTCAAACGCTGTGCGTGGTTGAGGTTCACGGAGAGTGGCGGACGGTGGCGAGGTCACGGGGGGTGTGCCGCGCCCTCCCCCTCCCTGTATATGTATAAGTGTCTGGGTGTGTGTTCATTTTTGTGGTTGGGTCACGTGCTGTGTGTCTTGGGGCTAGTTTTTTGCGCAGGGAGGGAGGCGGGGTGGGGGGAGGGGTTTGTGTGTTTGTGAAGGTTTCGGGTGTTCGCTTCTGTGCTCATCGGCTACTGGCTACTGGTTCATGTGTTGTGCGTAAGCACACCCCATGTAGTGGCGAGGGGCTATGAGCATTGAGGGGGCTGGTGGCGTTGGGCTACAGGTTTTTAGCCCCCCCAAGTTCTCTTTTACGCCTGAACCCGTCTGTTCTCTATACCGAAAGAAGGCGACCACCATCGGTCCCCTTTTCAGGCCATCTGTCCATGCGGTCTAACCATGCTGCCCTCGTCGATAGTTGTGACGAGGAGGAATGTAACCGTTTAGGGTCCGTATTCGCTAAGTTTTTGTGCGTCTCTCGACGTGACGCTGTGAGTGTAGCAGAGGAGTGTCCACTGTTCCAACATCGTCTTGTGGTACTGTTTTTGCACTGATGGCACGTAAGCAGAATCCAATCAACGACATCATCAACACTGTTGGCGGCTGGTTGGGTGGTCGTGGTCCTGGCACGAACCCGCAGGTTCAAGCAGCGATGGATGCGACGAGGGCTGTGGGGAAGGTGGTGGATACGGCTACTGGCGGGTTCGGACAAGCGTTGATTTCTGATGCTCAGAGGATGGCTCAGTCTGGGTCGTCTACGCCGTCGGCGTTGTATAAGACGGCTGCGGTGAATCTTGGTGCTGCTGCCGCTGGTGTGGGCGCTGCGAAGGTTGTGGGTAAAGCAGCAAGTAAGGTCGTTGAGTCTGGTGTTCCTGCAAAAGTAGTGAATAAGTTGACTGGTCAACAGGTGATTTTGCACGGCTCCCCTGTGAAAAATATTCGTACCCTGGAACCACTTACATCTTCCAAAATGGCACCAAACGTTCCAGTCAAAACTTTATATGGGATGAATCCCGAAACAGGTCAAACGGAAAATCTCGGGAAGTTCGTTGACGCTTATGCGCGTCAAGGTGGCAGGGGCGCAAAGTTGAAAGTTGATTCTCCTGGTTCTATTTATGTTGCCAAGGTTCCAAAGAGTTCAATAGTAAACCCTGCCTCTATCGGCCCCAACGCCAAGGTTTCGATAGTTTCTGCTCGCTCAACTGGGAAAGTAGTAAAAGAGATTCCTGTTTCTGGTTTGTCCGAGGCAGATTTGCAGCAGCGAGTTATCCAGGCTGTCAAACGTGCTGGTGCAAAGGTTCCCAAAAAGAAGTAATGCCTGCTGGTCGTTCGGGGAGGCGGCAAATCCCGCCACAAGACGTAGCCCGCTACTGGCAATCCAGAGCAGCAGGCATGTCCATACAAGATGCCGCCAAAATTGCTGGTATCCACCCCAACACCGCGTCAGGGTGGGAAGCAAAACGACGTAAAGCGACCGCCGAAATCCAGTTAGCGGAGGTGGAGGTCGGTCAGGTTCGCAAGAAGCAGGGTGGTGTGCAGGCGGAGCAGTGGAAACATGCGATGGACGTCGCAGATTTGCCTCCTGTTATCCCCTATGAGCGTCTTAGCCCCGAGGCGCAAAGGGGTTGGGATGATTTTGATTACTTCCGCCGACGCTATTTGGGGCGTGTTCCTAGCCCGTGGCAGGTAGATGCCGCATACAAGATTGTAAAAATGTTGGAATCGCCAGAGAAAGAGTTCATTCTCATCAACTGTCCCCCTGGAGCAGGCAAATCGACACTGTTTCACGATTTCGCGTGTTGGATGATTGTAAGGAATCGTAAGATTCGTGTGCTTATCGGTTCGGCTACGCAAACGTTGGCGAAGATGTATAGCCGTCGTATTCGTGAGACGTTGGAACGTCCGTTTCCTTTGCATCCTGACCCGATTCTTGTGGAGAAAGGGTTGGCTATCAACGCCGAAGGCTGCCTCTCTATCGACTATGGGCGTTTCAAACCGTCATCGAGCGGTGCGTTGTGGCGTGCTGAGGAGTTCATCGTTGAACAAGAAGACTTGTCGGGTTTGGATAACAAGGAACCTACGGTGTCGTCGTATGGTATTGACTCAGAGTTCATCGGTCATCGCGCCGACCTCTGTTTGTTCGACGACGTGGCAACCCCAGAGAACGCCAAAGAGTCCGTTGCCCGCGACAAACTTTTGGAACGGTGGGATACCGTCGCTGAGGCACGCGTCGACCCAGGTGGCTTGCTCGCTGTCATCGGACAGCGGTTGGGGCCAGGTGACCTCTACGCCCACTGTCTCGCCAAAGTGACTTACGAGGAGGACCCTGACGCGTACGACGGGTCCGACGTCACCGACGTTTCCGACGTCCAAGAACCAGAAAAAAAATCCAAGTACACCCACTTTATTTACAAGGCTTACTACGAAGAATTGGATACGGGCAGAGAATCTAAGAAAACTACTGCACCACCCTGGCCCAACGGACCACTCCTCGACCCGTACAGGTTGTCGTGGAAAGACCTCTCGTACCTGAAACACTCGACGCCTGCCAAGTTCCAAGTCATCTACCAACAAGAAGACATGGCACAAGGAAACTATCTGATTGAACGTGTCTGGGCTACAGGCGGCATGGGACCCGACGGTGTGCTGTACCCAGGGTGTATCGACAACGACCGCAGACCTGGATACATCCCATCCAACCTGGAACCCCCAATCATTTCGGTTGCATCCGTAGACCCCAGCCCAACAAACTTTTGGGCTATCCAATGGTGGCTCTACCAACCCAAAACCAATCTGCGTTATTTGATTGACTGCGAACGAACCAAATTGACTGCTGAGGAACTACTTGGTTTTGATACCTCTAGCCGAGAGTACGGCGGAATAATGGAGATTTGGCAAAACAGGTCGTTCGATATGGGCTACCCCATCAGCCACTGGATAGTTGAAGTCAACGCCGCCCAACGCTTCCTGTTGGCTCACGACTTCGTTCGCAAATGGCAAGCCCTTCACGGGGTCAACGTCATCCCTCATACAACCTCCAGAAACAAACTAGACGAAAACCTTGGTGTTGAAGCACTCCTCCCCAACCTGTTCCGCACAGGCCAGATACGGATGCCAACCATGAGAGAAAACTGGAAGACTCTCGCCTTCGTAGAAGAACTCGCATCATGGACACCGAACAAAAAGAACGGCACCGACTTGGTGATGGCGGCGTGGTTTGCGATGCTGCACCTGCCAGAACTGGGTCCAGTGAAGGCTCCGCCGCGCCTATGGCGCCCATCGTGGATATGATTTGCTATCGTATTGGAGACTGTGCGCTCACTAGACGAAATCGTTGAACTTTACCACCAGCGCCGACTCGCTGCTGGCCCCGTGCATGAGCAGATGCGTCGCGTCCGCGACCTCGCCAACGGCGACGTCGTAGTACCACTCAACGAGTTAGACCGCAACGCCAAAACCAACGTAGCCAACCTGCTCGTACAAGGGTTGGAGCAGATGTCGATGCGCGTGTCGTCGACAATGCCAAACCCATATTTCCCTCCTGTGAAGGAAGGGTCCGAGAACGCCAAGAAGTATGCGCGTATGCGCAAGAAAGCGATGCTCGGTTTCTGGGATGAGAACCGTATGCAAATGAAGTTGCGTCGCCGCGCACGTCACCTTCTCGCGTATTCGTCATCGCCAGTGTTTTTGAAGCCCGACTTTGCGACGTTGACTCCAAAGTGGCAGGTTCGCAATCCGTTGGACACGTTCGCTGCACCAATGGACGATGACGATGTGGTTCCAGAGAACTGCATCTTCACGTCACGTGTCACCGCCTCATGGCTGTTGAAGAACTACGGAGAGTTGGTTTCTAACCAGTTGCGTTTCGGTCGCGTTGATTCCGACTCACGCTATACCCTCCTTGAGTATGTGTGTGATGATTCGATGCAACTCATCGTGTTGGGTGCAGAAGATAATCCTGAGTTGTCTGCGTCTGAACGTGCAGGGTTGCAAGCAATCTTGTTGGAGGCTATTCCGAATCGCACAGGTATGCCGCTTGCTGTTGTCCCTCAACGAATCACCCTTGATAAACCGCGAGGACAATTCGACGGTGTGCTCGGCATGTACTACACGCGTGCACGTTTGCAGGCGTTGACCGAAATTGCTATCGAGCGCGGCATCTTTCCCGAGGAGTATTTGATTGCTCGTCCTGGTGAGAATCCTGAAATCTTGCAGATGGCTGACGGCAAGTCAGGCATCTTGGGTGTTGTCAAAGGTGGCGACATCCAGCAGTTGCAACTAAATCCTGGTTACAAAACCGACACAGCCCTCGACCGTTTGGAGCGCCAAGAACGTCTTGAAGGCGCGATACCCGCCGAGTTCGGCGGAGAGTCCGCAACCAATATCCGAACTGGTCGCCGCGGCGAAGCCGTTCTTTCTGCGACCGTGGATTACCGTGTACAAGAAGCACAAGAAATCTTTGCCAACTCGTTACTCCACGAGGATAAAATCGCAATCGCATTAGAGAAATCCTATTGGGGTTCTCAACCTAAGACGTTCTTCATGTCTGGTCGTATGACACAGGGACAGGAAACGTACACGCCGATGAAGGTGTGGCAGACCGACTACCACTTCGTTTCATATTCGGCTGCTGGCACCGACGTCAACAACCTGATTATCGGCTTGGGTCAACGTCTGGGTACTGGTCTAATGTCGAAAGAGTCGGCTCGTGAGGCTGACCCGCTGATTTCGGACCCCGACTTTGAGCATGACCGCATCATCGCAGAAGGCGTCGAAGACGCCCTGCTCGCATCTATCCAGCAGCAGGCAGCCAACCCGCAAGGCCCATACCAGCCAGAGGACCTCGCCTATTTGACTCGTCTTGTTGTGGAGCAGGATGTTCCGTTGTTTGAGGCTGTGGCGAAAACTGATGAGCGTGCCCGTCAACGTCAAGCCGAAGCAATGCCGCAGGGTTCCCCTGAGACGATGCCAGGGTTAGCGATGCCAGGTATGGGTGCTGAGGCACCTGTGGCTGGTCCTGCTGGCGCACCGCCGTTAGATGCTCTACTCGCACAACTCGGGGGATAAATGGTTCAGCCACAGTTCAAAGGTCAAACATACGGTGAGGGTGCCGCACAGGAACGTCGCGTTCAAGCGATGCCAACTGGTTCAGCACCAACTCAGCAGCGTGCACAACAGGCGGCTCGTCGCGTATCACCTAACGCGCCTGGTTCCTTACTTGCTCCAACCGCACGCCCCAACGAGCCGATTACCGCTGGCGCACCATTCGGCGCAGGACCAAGCCCCGCTGCTGCTGGCATCCCAATTCCGCCGCCAAATGTCGACAACACCATCGAAGAACTGAAGGCGATTTACCAGATGTTCCCGAACGACGACTTGGCTGACCTTCTGGACTCCGTGCTACGTGAAGGATACTGATGTCGGCGACACGGTTCCCGAACGCGCCCGATGAGAACGAACTTCTCCAACAGGCATCTGATTCACTCAAGAACAACGAGCAACTAAAAAACAAAGTCGACCCTACGGTTGCTGCACGCATCGGTGAGATTTATCGTGCAAATCCGTGGATGAAACCAGGCGAGATTCTTGCCCTTGCCAAAGCGGGCGCTTCTCAACAAGTTGTCGACAAAGCATCAGAACTTTCCGCAACCGCGACACAAACGCGACTCGACCCCGACAACCAGAAAAAGAATTGGTTCCAACGCAATGTCTCCGACAAAATCAAAGCGACGAGCCGATGGACGTTCGCCGCACTAAACCTCGCACCAGAGTTGACGCAGAACATCGCATCACAAGCCTTCTCGAAGAACGACCCAGATGGTTTCGATGGATGGTTCAAATCAACGACGCTCGGTTCGCTGATTGACGACCCGAACAATGCTGGCGAAGGATACTTTGCGAGTGGCGCCGTCGCAGAGAAACAAGCGGAGCGTGCCCGCCGTGTCCGCGGCACCATCAACGGCAGCGCGTGGACGGTCGGACGAGGAGCCGCGGACCTCGTGTTCGTTCCAGGTTCCCGCGAATACAACTTTCTCTCAGGCTTCATCGACGCCGCAGTCAACATCTACTCGGACCCAACCATGTACGCAGGACAAGCCCTGCAGGCTGCCCGTGCTGGCGGCGACGTCAGCAAAGCAATACGCGGAACAAAGACCGCAACTGGCGTACTCGCCGAAGGTCTAACGAAAGCGGGCCTTGTTGAGAGCGCAGTCATGCCGACCATCAAAGGCGCGGAAGAAATATCGGCGTTCGCACGCGCAGCAGAACGCGGAATCGCGGGCCTGACCGACGCAGAAAAAATGTCGTTTGAATCCTCCAAGTTCTATAACTTCTTCAACAACGACTCCCGCGCACGACGCCTCGTCGGCGACCTCGTCAACAACGACGATGCGTTCGACATCCTTTCCCGAGTCTTCAAATACAAGATTGACCCCGAATACGCGGGACGTCTTGCTGAAGCCAAGACAACCGACCAAATCGTTGGCATCATCGGCGAAGCAACCGACCGAGTCAACTCAACCGTTGCAGGACTCATCCCAGAAGACATCCGAAGAATCCCAGGCGCAACACGCGCAGAATGGGTCAAGGAACGCATCCCGCTGTACAACAATCTGCGCAACAGTCGACTCCTCACCAAAGTCCCTGACTCGGTAATCATCTGGGGTTCTAGCCAAGACCGCACTAATGCTGTTCGCGCAATCGCCAACTATCTCGATACAGCGAACGTCAAGACCTCTAGCGAAAAAGGTCGCGCCGTCATGCGCGAAGTTATGGACATCGCACGCCAACCAGGCAAAGTAGATACCAACAGAATCCAAGACCTCTACAACGGAATTATCGAAGAACAAATGGTCCAAGAGTTCGGCGATGTCAACGGCAGAAAGTTCGCCAAGTCCCTGTCTGACCGCATCAAAGAGCGCACCGACGAAACACGCAAGTACTTTGTTGATGCCGCTGGCGACATGTTCGACGGCAACTTCATCAAGACTCTCATCGACTCAGGTTTGGCCGACATCCCAGAGGGCGTAGACCCAGCACAACTTGACAAATGGGTTATGAGCGGTCCAGCGTCGCTTATCGAACTTATGGACAACGTCCAGATTCTTCCCGACCCTCGCCAGTTGCGTCGACTAACGGGCAATCCATTCGTTCGCCGCATCGTCTCCAATCCCGAGGGCGACCCGCGTGGCGCAATCGCCATCACCGAATGGTTGCAAAACGACATCTGGAAACCGCTCACCCTTGCCACTGGCGGATACATCATGCGCAACCTGTTTGAAGGGCAGGTGCGTCTTGCGACCGTAGGCAAGGCATCGTTCTTCCGTCACCCGTGGGAGTACATCCAATGGGCGATGAGCGAAAAGGGCGCGACGAACATCTTCGGCAAGAAGTGGGACGAAATCGTCACCAAGACCGCAAACGAATGGGACGACGTCACCGACGACTGGGCAGAAGTCATGTCCAACGCCGTGCAAGCGAATCTGACTGACCCAGTTGAAGCCATCAAACTTGGCGTGAAGACTAAGTCGTTCAAGATTGCCGATAAAGCAGAGGACCCAACGCTTTGGTTCCGCGGACTCATCGAAGAACTTGGACAGGTGAGCACTGACAGAATCAGCAACGCGCTCGCCAAGGGTATCCCAGCCGACGAAATCATCGCTTCTCTTCGTAGTTCCGACAACCCGAAAGATGTCGCCGCACTCAAAGCATTGACCAACTATTTGAAGAACGGTGTGCCAATCAAGAATAGGGAAACTGGCATCGTCAACTACTTCAAGGTCGAAAATGTCACCGATGCGGTGCTGGCCGAATGGGTGGACAAACTTGCTGGTTCGCGTCTCGCCATCAAGACTGGCGGCAATGAATACCTCAAGTTCGCACTCGGATACCGCATGGTCCCAAACGGTGCACAGACGACCATCGACCCCAACACCATCGACTCAACACTGCACGTCCTTCCAGGCGGCCCAAAGAAACTTGGCAAGGGAAGCCTCATCAACATCCCTGGCACTGGAGAAATGGCAATCGTTACCGACGCATCAAACCCATCGCGGTGGGCTGTGCAGGGTGTGTCTGGCAACGACATCTGGAATACCCCCGAAGGTCAGCGCGAGTTCGCCGACTTCGTTGCATTCTACGTCGACGACCCGTCCAGCAAACTCCCGCAGAAAGTAAAGTATGCGGAACGCAAAGAAGTCACACAGAACCTGCGCAAATCCGAAGACATCGCCATTCGTGCCAAGAACCGTTTCGTCGACTTCTTCTTCAACAACATCGCAGGCAAGGTGATGAACACGCTTGAACGGTCACCTGCCTACCGCCAGGAGTACTACCAGCAAATCGTAAACAACGCAGACTTGCTTTCCAAGAACGAGGCTGGCATCTTGTTGCAACGCATCAAGCAGACCGCGACAGCAAACGAAATGTCCATGTACGACGTTGTCGGCGGCAAAGCCAACTGGAAGAAACTCGAAGAGAAACTTGCTACTGGTGGTGGCACTGGCACCATGCAACAACTCGACCAATACGCCAGCATCCGCGCAACCAACTTCGTCAAAGACGAACTGTTCAACGCCACCGAACGCAACAACCTTGAAGACATTCTGCGTATCGTGATGCCGTTCGGCGTCGCATACCGCGAAGTCCTCCAAACCTACGTCGGTTATCTTGCAGAGAACCCTGCACGCATCCGCCGCGCACAACAGGTCTACACGGGTATGCAGAACTTTGACCCCGACCAAGACGGGCGCGGATTCTTCTACAAAGACCCTGTCACTGGCGAGAACATGTTCACATTCCCGTTCAGCGGCAAACTCAGCAAACTCATCACAGGACAAGAAGCACCATTGGTGGGTCGCGTCAAAGGCCTTTCGATGGGATTCCAGGTGCTCCCAGCGGTAGGACCAGCGGTCCAAATCGCCGCATCAAAAGTCATCCCCGACACTCCATCAACCGACGCGCTCGTCGAGTTCCTCCTGCCTTACGGCAGGAAAGGAGTTGGTGCTTTCGTCCCAGGGTACGTCAGCAAAATCAAAGACGCCATTGAAGCAGACCCGAACAAACTGAACACAATCTATGGCAACACGTACGTAGAAACAGTGCAAGCCATGTCCGCTTCTGGCCGTTACGACCTGAAAGACGTCAACGAAAAACAGCGACTCTTTGAAGAAGCCAAGCCGCGGGCACAGGCGCTCTCCATCATGCGCGCATTGTCACAGTTCCTTGGACCGACCGCAGGCACTACCGAGTTCATTGTCCCGACAAGCGAAGGCGACGTCATGGCATCTGCCCTTGTCGCCCAGTTCCACAAACTACAGAATGAGAATCCCGACACTGCGGTAGAGACGTTCATCCGACGATTCGGGGATGACGCTCTGCTGTACGTGTCAGGTAAAACGAAGGCGACGGTTGGTGGCTTGTCGGCGTCGCAAGAGTTTGCCGATTGGCAGCGCGGTAACAAAGACCTGTTCAAGAAATATCCGAAGGTCGCTGCCTATTTCGCGCCTGGTGGAGACGACTTTTCGTTCTCCGCATGGGAGCGCCAGATTCGCACAGGGCAACGTGTCCGTCTCACGGAAGCACAGATGGTGGACCTCGCGCAGAACCGTATCGGTGCCGCAATCTACCGTGACCTCAAGTCCCAAATCGGGCAGTATCCAAACAAGGCGCAACGCGAATGGCTGGCCGAGCAGCGCATTGCCATCAACAAGGAATACCCAGGATTCCCTGCGGTTGCAGTGTTCACCGTCGGCGAGTTTGACCAGAAAATCAAGCAAATGCAGGATGCGGTAAATGACGAGAAACTGCAGAAAAACCCTGTTGCTTTGGCGTTGAGCGACTATCTCAAATACCGCGACCAGGCCTATCAACAGGTGTTGGCGGCGGGGAATAAAGACATCAGCGGAAAGAAGTTCATCGAACTCCGCCAGTGGCTGTACAACATCGGTGAGGCATTGACCGAAGAGACGCCAGACTTCGCCCGCATATGGGACGAACTATCATCTGAGGTGGACTAAATATGGTGTACGTTCCCCCCACTCCTCCGCCCACTGGAACCGAACAAGGTGGCATGTTCACGCTCCCGACGACTTACTCGTTTGAAAAACGAAAGGTCGCATCAGGGGCTGAAGCGCTCATTGGCACTGAGCCTGCTTACGACCCGAAGTATTTCACTAAACGCGGCACCAGCCTTTATTACAGCGGGCCAAAACTCGTCAACGAAAAAGGCGTAATCGACCGCGATGCGTACGGTGGTTCGTCTGAAAAACTCAACACTGAGGCATACCAGTTCATTGCGTCCATTTCAAACGTGGCGGAACGTCGTGCCTTCCTCAACGAACTTTATGACCGCGGACTCTACGGCAGTTCCAAACCATCAGTCTCCATGTTCGACTCACAAGACAGAGAAGCCGTCGGAATGTACCTGCTCACTATGGACCGTTATGGTGTCACCGCAGGTGCAGGACGCGGTCTGTTCCGCCAAGAATACCCAGGCGGCCAGGTTGGACGAAAAGTTTCCATCAGGGTCACCGCAAAGGAAGACATTGACAAAGTGGTACGTGAGGAATCATTGCGACTGCTTGGTCGTTCGCTTACCCCGCAAGAGGCACGTGAGGCAATACAGTACGTGCAGACACAGCAGGTGCAGCGTGCGTCGGCTGGCATGGATGTCCCACAGTTGACGACGCAAGCGGAGATGGCGGTTCAGCAAGGGCGCGGCACGGAGGTTGCAGTGCAGGGTGCGGCTCGTATGGCGCAGATTCTTGAAAGGTTGATTGGTCGATAATGGGATTTCGTGACGACAAGGCTGCCGCACAAGAAGCACTTGCCAATGGAGAGAAGTTTGTTTACGAGGGTAAGACTTATACACCTGCGCAAATAGTTTCAGAGTTGTTGGGCAAAGACGGACTGTTGACTGTTCGCGCCGAAGAAGAGCAGCAAGCCATTGACGCGCAGGCGCGTATGACAGTCCGAGAAAAGAATCTTCAAGCCAGACAGGACAAGGCAACTAAGCAGGCGTTGGAGCGTGCTAAAGACAGATTGAGGATTCAGCAAAATAACAAGAATCTTGTGACTCAGGATTTCAATGCTGGAAGAATCAACGACGAACAGTTCAATTCGTACTTTGATGGCATCAACCAGTTGAAGAATGACATTGCTGCAATGGAGGCTGGCGCTCCCGCGGTCGCGGTTTCTGGCTCGGACCCGCTTGCTTACAGGTTGTTGACACCTAGCGAAACTGGCACGCTCACTGGGCAACGCACTGACGTTCGCGGGCGAACTGGATTTGCTAACCCACCAATACTCGGACCAGAAGTTCCCGAAACGATTCGGGGGCAGATGGCTGCTGCACAAACCCCGTTGTCTGCCCGCACTGATGCGGCTGGGCGAACAGGTTTCGGCTATGGCGGTGCACCCACAGGTGGTGGAGGCGGAGGCGTCAGTGGAAAAGTTAGCGTAACTAAAGCGGATGTTGATGCTGCGTTGGCGAAGTCTGGCTTGCCCAACACCCCAGAAAATCGTAAAACAATCCGCGCCGATTTGAAAGCAGGCAAGGAATCTGTCGGCGACTGGCTGTCCGTGTTCAAGCGTGAGTTCCCGCAGTACACCTACCTCCTTGATGAAACCGTTTTCGGAGCGGACGTAACTGCCTTGCTTCAGCGGTCCGTCACGCAAAAATGGTACGACTCCGAGCAGGCTGCAACGCTGATGGAACAGGGCTTCACTGGCACTGAGTACTACAAGAACACCACCACCAGTCAGCAGACATTCGACAAACTGACCCCCGCTAATAAACAGGCGCAGATTGACGCATCTAAATTGACAATCCAACAGACATACGGCAACTTGCAGTTCGACGATGCAACATTGACCACTATTGCCACCAAGGCTGCACGCGACGGGAAAAAAGGCAAAGCGTTGGACCTTTACATTTACCAGGAGTCGTTCGCCAAACCAGTTGGTACCACAGAGTTTGCGCAACCGACTGCCGCTACACGTGCACTCACTTCAACCGCCGCAGATGAGGTTCGTAAAGTTGGACGAGATTACGGAGTCAAAGTCGACGACCAAACCGTCCAGGATATTCTCACTGGCAAGACGACTCTTGACAGTTTGAGGCAGTCGTACAAGATTGCTGCCCGACGTTGGTACAAGGGTGCAGCCGATGACATCGACGCTGGCGTCACTGTCGCCCAACTCTTCCAGCCATATAAGCAGTACGCCGCCGCAGTGCTTGGTAAGCCGATGGACCAGATTGACCTTATCGACGCGAACGGTGCACCAACTATTTATTCAGAAGCCCTGCAGGGCGCCGATGGCCCGTTGTCCATTGGTGACTGGGTGAAGAAATTGAAGTCAGACGACCGCTATGGTTGGCAATTTACTGATGACGCAAAACAGAAAGCGGATAACCTTGTGATGAGTTTGGAGAAAGCGTTCGGGTACCGAGCATGAGCATGATGTCATTTCTCCCAGAAGAAGACATTGCAACGATTCCCGTCGAAGAACGGCGGGCGCTTGTCCAGTCTGGTGTTCTGTCGCCAAATCAACCTGGTTTGAATACACCATTCTTGGGTGCGACAACCAATTTGCCCGCCTTTGGCAATGACCAACGTAAACCGATAGACACCGTTGACTCCACACCAAAAGAAACAACATCGGAACGCATCGCCCGCTTGGACCGCGAACAGCGTGACCGAGAGTTCGCCGCAACCCAAGCCGCCGAACGTGCGGCCACCGCGCAACGCCGCGAAAACGCTTTCGGTGTAGTAAACACCTTCCTCCAACGCGCAGGTCTGCAAGGACTCGAAGCACAAATCCGCGGTCTTCTCGCTCAGGGGGTAGAAGACTCTGATGCCGTCCTATTCAACCTCCGCAACACCGAACAGTTCCGTACTCGTTTCAAAGCCAACGCAGCCCGCGCCAAAGCAGGACTTCCAGAACTAGACCCAGCCACCTACATCGGACTGGAACAGCAGTACCGTTCCGTGCTGGTATCCAACCGCCTCCCGACCGACTTCTATGACTCCCCTGATGATTTCCAGAAACTCATTGAAGGCGACGTTTCCCCGTCAGAGTTCCAGTCCCGCATCAACGAAGGGTTCACAAAGGTCCGCGATGCCGACCCCCAAGTCCTCAACACCCTCCGCCAGTTCTACCCAGAGGTCGGCAACGACGACTCAGCCCTGGCCGCCTACTTCATTGACCCAGTCCGCGCTAACACGGTCCTCCAGCGCCAAGTCGAGGCAGCCCGAATCGGCGCACGCGGTAGGGAACAAGCAGGCCTCCAAGTCAGTGCCGCTACTGCCGAAGACTTAGTCCGCCGCGGCTACACCGCAGAACAAGCGCAGACTGCTTTCCAGCGCGCTGGACAGTTGGCTGGCCTTTATCAAGAGATGGGCGGAGAAACAGCCCTCACTGAGGAGCAGAAGGTTGGGGCGGCTCTCGGGTTCGATATGCAGGCACAGCAGGAGTTGGAGCGTCGTCGCGCTCAACGTGTCGGAGAGTTCATGGGTGGCGGCGGATTTGCCCGCACCTCAGGCGCAACATCAGGCGTCGTCGAGACAGGTGTTGGCACCGCCCAGTAGGGTACTTGACACCGAAGTAGTCATACTGCTACTTTTGTATTCGTCACATAAGACAACAGCCACCAGGAACCTCCAACCTGGTGTGGGTAAAGGAGTGAGCCAATGTCAAACGTCCACGAGTTCGAAGACGAAACTGGCGATGAGGCACCGAAGGACCCCGTGCGGGCACGGATGCGTCAACTCGAAAAAGAGTTGAAGGCTAAAGAGCAAGCATTGACGGAAGCGGAAGCACTCAAACGCGAATATGCGTTTGTGAAGGCGGGAATCCCAATGGATAACCCGATGGCTAAGTATTTCGTAAAAGGTTACGAAGGTGAAATCACCCCCGAGGCGATTAGGACAGCGGCGGAAGAAGCCCGACTCATTCAGGCGGCTGCGGATAATGCGCAAGCCAAGTCTGAGGCTGACGCTTGGAATCGCATTACGCGAGCACAACGCGCTGGCGAGACGAGCGAACCCGTTGTTGACTGGAATACCAAACTCAACCAGGCTCGTAACCAGGATGAAGTGATGCAGATTTTGGCTCAAGCAAGGCAAGAAGCAGAAAACATCTAGCCCGCAGGCCCCCGTGCCTGTCGGGGGAAAGCAATAACAGGTAATGTCCAAGACACAACAGAGCAGCCTGCTCACAGACCAGGTTGCATTTGACAGGATTGCGTACTTCGCACTCCGCTCCGAACTTCTGTTCGACGCGGTTGCAGACGTGATGCCAGTCGCACAAGCAATGCCAGGTTCAAGCGTGAAGTTCACCATCTTCAATGACTTGAGCGAAAAGACCAGCACCCTCACCGAGGACACCGACGTCACCCCAGTGGTGATGGGCGACAGCCAAGTTGAAGTGACGCTGGAAGAGTACGGCAACGCCGTCAACACCACCGCCAAGTTGCGTGGCACCTCGTTCCTTGACGTGGATGCAGCAGCCGCAAACCTCGTTGGTTACAACGCTGGTATCAGCATCGACGGAGTTATCCGTGACGTGCTGTCCGCTGGCACCAACGTCGTGTACGGCGGTGGCGGAAGCACCACCCCAACGGCTCGCACCGAAATCGAAGCGAGTGACATCATCGAGGCAAACGACGTCCGCAAGGTTGTCGCTGCCCTCCGCAAGGCCAACGCCGTTTCGTTCAACGGCATGTACATGGGTTACATTCACCCAGACGTGTCATACGACCTCCGCAAGGAGACTGGTGTGGCTTCGTGGCGTGACCCGCACGTGTACAGCGACCCAGCAGGTATCTACAACGGCGAAGTCGGAGCCTTCGAAGGTGTGCGTTTCATTGAGACGCCACGTGCGAAGATTTTCGAGAACGCCTCGAACGGCTCAGGCTCGACGGGCACCGTGGATGCGTACTGCACCCACATCTGTGGACGTCAGGCACTTGCCAAGGCTCACTCGATTGTGGATGGCAACGGCGCGTTCCCACGCGTTGTTCGCGGTCCAGTGGTCGACGTGCTCCAGCGCTTCCAGCCTGTCGGCTGGTACTGGCTTGGTGGCTACGCACGATTCCGCGAGGCTTCGCTGCGTCGCATTGAGTCGGCGTCGTCGCTCGGCGCGTAATTGAACTAAGCAATTAGTTCAGACAGAATCGGTGGGGGGCGGGGTAACTCCCCTCCCCCGTCCCCCACTTCTGTTTTCTCTGCTATCATTTTGCGCGAGGTAACTGATGTCGATTTCTAACTACGCAGAAAACAAACTGCTCGATACCCTTCGCGCTCAATCGTTCTCGGTGAGCAACGTCTACGTAAAACTCCACACTGGAGACCCAGGCGAAGCGGGCACAAGCAACGCAGCCACAGAGACCACCCGCAAGGAAGTCACGTTCTCTGCTGCGTCATCTGGTTCGATGGCTTCTTCTGCAACCGTTGAGTGGACGAACGTTTCCACCACGGAAACCTATTCGCATTTCTCGCTGTGGGATAACTCCACCACAGGCAACTGTTTGTGGACTGGCGCCCTGTCGTCGTCTGCTGCGGTAACTGCTGGTGACACTTTCCAAATCACTTCGCTGACCCTGACACTGGATTGAGGTGAAGTAGCCATATGGCTACTGGAGTCACCGATTTCAGTTTCGGGTTTACCGACTCTCCTGGGTTTCGAGAGTTTGAGGAAGTACCGAATTACACGTACCGCAAGGTCGTCTATTTTGCTTCCCCTTACAAAACGACGCAAGGTTTCTATCGCGGTCTAGTCGTCGTTGACCGTACTGCTTCAGCAGCAGGTACAGGGTCGTCAACTGCGCAACGTCTAGTTGTATCGCCGCGTACTGCGACAGGTTCAGGGTCAGGTGCATCATCAACTACTACGGTGCTGGTTGCTAAGCGCACGGCACTCGCCGCTGGTACAGGTACGCAGACCGCTGAGGGTGAGCGTGTCGTCCCACGGTCCGCCACTGCGAGTGGTCAAGGGACCACGGGTAGTGGTGCTGTCGGGTTGCATATCGCACCACGTACAGCCACAGGTGCAGGCACAGGGGCTTCCAGCGCGTCTGGCGTGGTCACCCGCGCCTTCACCGCATCTGGCTCAGGTACAGGCACACAGACCGCTACAGGGCTTCGTATCGTTCCACGCACCGCCACAGCCACAGGCACAGGCACCCAGACGGCTGCAGGCGCAGTTACCCGTGCACGTATGGGCACCGCTTCGGGGACGGGCGCATCAAGTGTCAGCCAACTACACATCGCACCCCGCACCGCCACGGGCACGGGAACGGGTGCGGCGATTGTGCTACGTCTCATTACCCGTTTCCGTACCGCTACAGCATCAGGTACGGGTGGCAGGGACATTGTGTCGGCTCGTGTCGCACAGCGCACCGCCTCGGCTTCGGGCACCAGCAACGAGTCCACTACCACAGTCAAACTGTTGCTGTTCCGCCCACCTGCAACCACTGAGATTGCGGCAGCGGACCGTGACGACATGTCGATTGCAGGTCGCCTGTTCCGCTATGCCCTACCCACCTACGCAGGCAGCAACGTCTACAAACTGACCGACGGTTCTTACACGACTGTCGAGCAGCGGGACTATGACTTGATTGCCAAGATTTATTACGGCGGCTCCCAAAACTTTGTGACCGCCGAAGAGAAGGCTGACCTGGTTGCAGCAGGCTATGGTGATTACGTCTCATGAGCATCTTTAGACCACCAACCGATGACTTCATGGTTCTGGGTATTCCGCCCAAGGAGTTTGATTCCCAAGAGGCGCGGATGGCGTATTCGCTGTTCAAACATTTCGATGCCGAACCTCGCGGTAGGAATGTGTTCCTACTCACCAACGGCACCTACACGGAGAACGAACCGAACGACATCACCACCATCTCCAAGGTGTATTGGGGTGGGACAGATAATCAAGTGTCGGCTGATGAGGTTGCTAGTCTTACCGCGGCAGGTTACGGCGCATACATTTCGTAGGGGAAAATGAAACACGCAGAAACACACCCGACACTCGACGTTGAAGGCTGTTTCGCTTGCCGCATTTCGCATGTGCGCATGTCTGGGTCTGCGATGCCAACACGCCACAACGTCCAACAGTTGAACGCAAAAGAAAAACAGTTGGACAAAGACCTGGATGCTTATAAGCGCATCAGGCGTACGGGTGGTCAGCCGATGAAGATTGACGGGTCAGCCAAACTAGAGAAGATTGCAGATTGAATCACCAATCCTGGTTGGGGTATCCGCACCCACGTTACGGGTACGGTGCGATGTTCAAAGGGTTCATGGACCATGTGCCCAAGGATGTGACCCTGCACGAACATGCGAGTGTCATGGTGAACATGATGCAGCCATACCAAATCAAAACGTTCTACAAGAATCAGTGGCGAGCCTGTTTTACGATGTGGGAATCCACCCAACTCAACCAACGGTTCATTGACTGGGTGAACGTCTACGACCAAATCATCGTCCCGTGCGACCATAACGTTGAGTTGTTTTCTCGGCATCACAACAATGTGCATAAGGTTCCGTTGGGGGTGGACACAAAGATTTGGAAACCCAAACAGCGACCAGCCAACCCGAGGTTCAGGTTTCATGCTGGCGGGTCACAGTGGTTGCGCAAAGGGTTGGACATCGTATTGGAAGCGTTCAAACTTGCTGACCTTGACGCCGAACTCCACTTGAAACCGAACCCCGAAGCGCACGGCGTACCCGAACTGAAACTCCCTGACAACGTGTTTATGCACCGAGGCTGGTTCACCGACCAAGAAACCATCGACTACTTCCATCAAGCCGACTGCTACATCGCCGTCACAAGAGGCGAGGGTTTCGGGTTGATGCCGTTGCAGGCGATGGCGTGCGGTATCCCAACGATTCTCAATGACTCCTCGGGACAGAAAGGTTTCGCTCATCTCGCCCCATCCGTGTTGGGCCATAAGCCGTCACCGTCGATTTATGGTGGCGACTGGGATGAAACCGACCCACGAGAGTTGGCGGAGGCGATGCGCGAAATGTACGCAAACCACGACACCCATCTGGCGTGGGCGAAAGCCAAACTGCCAGAGGTTCGCAAATGGTCCTGGACATCGGCTGCCCGCCAACTCGCAGACACTTTGCCCGCAGGCACCCTGCTCACCGACCCCACAACCGAGACCGCTACCCTCTGGCATAACGTCATCTTGAAACGCACCTTGCAATGCGACATCGCAGGCAAGACATACAAGTTCATCAAGGGGGAGCCGTTGCGGGTACCTGAAGGGGTGCTTGACGTTGTGCTTGCTGCTGGCTATGTTGATACGTATACAGTGGAGGCACGATGAAAAAGACCAAGGTACAAAAAGTTATGGGCGAATATAAGCGTGGAACGCTGAAGTCGTCATCAGGCAAAAAGGTAACCAAGCGCAAGCAGGCTGTTGCCATCGCACTTTCGGAGGCTCGCCGTGCAAAGAAAAAGTAAGAAAGCGTTCTGGGACAAAAAGAACCCGAACAAGAAATCCAAGCCATTGACCCCTAAGCAGAAGTCTGCCGCGAAGCGACGTGCCGCCGATGCAGGTCGCCCGTACCCGAACCTTGTTGATAACGCGTGGGCAAAACGTCAATGAGTATCAACTATCGCGGTGAACGTTTCGCTGGCTACAACAAGCCGAAAGCAACACCAAGCCACCCCAAGAAATCCCATGCGGTACTTGCCAAATCTGGTAGCGAAGTCAAACTGATTCGCTTCGGACAAAAGGGTGTCAAAGGTTCCCCAGAGGGCACTGCCCGCAATAAGGCTTTCAAGGCTCGCCACGCGAAGAACATTGCCAAGGGCAAGATGTCTGCCGCGTATTGGGCTGACCGCGTAAAGTGGTAGTCTTTCCAAGGAGGTCACCATTATGAGCAAATACAAGTCCAAGGCTGCCAAGATGCGTCACGAGAAGTCTGAGTCCAAGAAGGAACAGATGATGGAGTACGGCAAGATGAAGCGCGGCAAGAAGGGCAAGCGTAAGTAATGCCTCTCCCAAAGAACAAGAAGTCTTCCGTGAAGGGCGCTCCTGCTAAGGAGTATCGTCCTGCACCGAAAGCGAAGAAGGGTAAGCGTACTCGTAAGTCGTCTGCTAAAGCACAAGCAGGTTCGTTCCCAGGGTACGGAGGGTACATCTACTAGTGACTACGGTTGCGACGGTCCTGAACAGGGCTTCGCGTCAGATGTTGGCAGGGGTCGTTGAAGAACGCAACAAGTTGGCGACAAGCCTCGATAGCAGCACGACAAGTGTTGTTCTGTCTTATGACCTTGGCGGCTTTCGTGCTGGTTCTGTATTCGAAATTGAATCAGAACTCTTTTACGTTTGGGAAGCGAACACGGCAACCAAAACGCTCACAGTGGAACGAGGATTCA